TATGATGCTAAGACTGGTCACATTGTATTCTGTCAGGATTCAGGCAGACAATCATACAAAGCAGTTCACATGGCTAAGAGCCACGAAAAAGCGGTTAATCTCTTAGCAAGAGCTGAGAAAGATTTTAAGGGGTTTAATAAAAGGGGTTCTGCTCCTTATTTGGCGACAATGTTGCTAAAGTATGAGAGCTATTTAGGCGAGTTAATCGAGATGAAAATTTAAAAAGTAAAGTTATCAGCCGTCCTTCGGGGCGGTTTCAAATTATTATATGCCATAGGCAAAAGGAGCTAAAAAAATGAATTACGTTGATTTATTAAAAAAGTTTGTATCAGATGAACAACACTTAAGTCCATTAGAAAATTTAGAATACTTGTTAATCATTTCCGGAGTTCAATCGGATGATGTTAGGGATATTTCCCTAAAACTCTATACAGAGTTTGGAGGTTTAAAAAATATCTTAGAACAACCAAAGCAAATACTTTGTAAGTTCTTAGCCGAAGATGTTGTTTTGAATATAAAATTCATTCGTAAGTTGTTAAGCACTATTCTCGAGCCGGATTATAAGGCTAAAACTGTTTTATCTAATCCTGAGGCTGTCTCAGATTATTTAAAGGCAGAATATGGCGGTAAACAAAAGGAGGTATTTGTTGCTCTTTTCTTAAATGCAGCCAATGAATTAATAGCTAAAGAAGAGTTATTTTTTGGCACATTAGACCAAAGCCAGGTTTATCCTCGAGAGTTGTTAAAATCGGCATTATTAAGAAATGCCTCAGCGGTAATACTTGTGCACAATCATCCTTCTGGAAGTTTAAGACCTTCTGAAGATGATCTTTATATAACCGATAAATTAGAAAGAATCTCAAGTGAGGTTCAATTAAGAGTTCATGACCATATTATTGTTTCCTGTAATGGAGCTTACAGCATAAAAGCTAAAAGAATTATTTAAAAAGCAAAGTTATTAGCCGTCCTTCGGGGCGGTTTTTTTTTTCTTTTTTTTTTTTGCTTTAATGATTAAAATAAAGTTATGAAATCAGAAATAAAATACATACCAATAAAACAATTAAAGGCTTGGGGTAAAAATCCACGCAAAAATGACAAAGCGGCGGAGAAACTTGTTAAGCTGATTGAAGCACACGGCTTTATCAATCCGGTAATTTGTACCAGAGATAATACAATCAGGGCGGGGCATACCAGAGTAAAGGCGGCGAATAAAGCAGGGTTAAAAGAAGTGCCTGTTATCTATGTAGATATGGATGAGGAGCAGGCTTCAGCTTTTGCAATAGCTGATAATAAAAGTTCTCAATATTCAGAGTGGGATTTTGAGTTATTGAAAGATGTATTTGAGGAGCTTGACGCTTTTAACTATGATTTGGAGCTAACCGGCTTTGATATGGCAGAGGTTGAAGGGTTAATGACTTATACCGGTGATTATGCCAATAAAAACAAAGAAATTGATATTGATAGTTTAGACGAAACAATGACTATTAAATTAAACTTTACTGAAGCTGAATACTGGACTGTTAAACAACAATTATCTGAAATAGCGGCAACACCGGAACAAGCAATATGGAAATTATTAGGTAATGAGTAAGCACAGATTTAATTATAAGTGGTATTTAAAAGACGGATACCCGCAAAAAAACGGATTAAAAGTATTTGGAACTTTTATTTGTGGTGGCGGTTCTACAATGGGATATAAGTTAGCAGGATTTGAACATTTAGGCGGTGTTGAGATAGACCCTCAAGTTGCTGATGTATATAAAACAAACCATGACCCTAAATATTTATTTGTTGAGGATATAAGAGAATTTGCAAATAGAACTGAATTTCCTGAAGATTTATACAATCTTGATATTTTAGATGGTAGTCCACCATGTTCAAGTTTTTCAATGGCCGGTAACAGGGAAAAAGATTGGGGAAAAGAAAAAGTATTTCGTGAGGGACAAGCAAAACAAAGATTAGACGATTTATTTTTTGATTATATAAAACTTGCAAAAAAATTACAGCCGAAAGTTGTTATTGCTGAAAACGTCAAAGGAATGTTACAAGGCAACGCAAAGACTTATGTAAAACGAGTAAAAGACGAATTTGAAAAGGCAGGATATAAAGTTCAATTATTTTTACTTAATGCTGCGAGTATGGGCGTACCTCAAAAACGTGAACGGGTATTTTTTATTTGTCAAAGAAATAATTTGAATTTTCCTAAATTAGAATTAAAATTTAATGAAGATGCAATACCTTTTAACTTAATTGAAAATAATACAATAGGAAAAGAAATAACAGGGGAAATGCGTAAATATTGGGAACTTTGCCCGGAAGGTAACGCGCTGTCAAAAGTGCATCCTAAAGGAAATTATTTTGGTAGTATTAAAGTTTCAGATAATCAAGTTTGTAATACAATAATAGCAAGCACTTCAAGTCCTTTATTGCATAATAAAAAACCACATTATTTATCGGACAATAATATTTGTCAAATAGGAACTTATCCACTCGATTACAACTTTAAAAAGATTGAACCAAAGTATTTAATAGGTATGTCAGTTCCTCCTGTAATGACTGCACAGATAGCAACTGAAATATATAATCAATGGTTATCTAAAATATGAAACAACAGCAGAAACCAAAAGGCAGACCGGGTAATAAATCCGAGGAGTTATTGAAGAAGGCTCTGGAGGCAATAGAAAAATATAAGCTTGTTTTTATTGAAGAGTTAGTTGCTTATTTGCCCTGTGCTAAAAGCACTTTATATGAACATTTCCCGAACGGTTCGGACGGGCATAAAAGCATGATAGAAGCAATCGAGAAAAACAAGATTAATATCAAAACCTCAATGCGTGCTAAATGGTATCAATCCGAAGCACCACAGCTTCAAATAGCACTGATGAAAATTTTAGGCACTGAGGAGGAGTTACGCCGGTTATCCATGACCAAGAGCGAGAATAAAACAGAGTTAACAGGGGAGTTAAAAGTGCAAACTATTACAGGGATGGAGATTGTTTGAAACTAAGGTTTGACACCAACGGCAATGAAAAACAAAAAGAATGTGCTAGAGCGTGGCTTAATCCTGATATTAGCGATATTGTTTACGGCGGTTCTAAGGGTAGTGGTAAATCTTATTTAGGTTGCTCGCTTATCTTTGGCGATGCTTTTATATATCCGGGTACACACTATTTTATTGCCAGAAAACAGCTTAATGACTTGAGAAAGTTTACTATCCCTTCAATTTATGAGGTATTCAAACACTGGGGCATAACTGAGGACTATTACAGATATAACGGGCAAGATAATTACTTCACGCTATCCAATGGCAGTAAGATTTATTTAATTGATGCTAAGTATTTGCCAAGCGATCCACTTTTTAGCCGGTTCGGGTCGATGCAGATAACAAGGGGTTGGATAGAGGAGGCAGGCGAGTTTGAAGAATCAGCCAAGAATAACTTATCAGCGTCAATCGGTCGGTGGCGTAATGATGAATACAATCTAACGCCTAAACTACTTCAAACTTGCAACCCTGCTAAGAATTATCTTTATGGGTACTATAAACGCTTCAGGGATAATCAGGCGAATGAATGGGAGCGGTTCATTCAAGCACTGCCAACGGATAACAAAAAACTGCCTGCCGGATATGTTGAACACTTGCAACGCACTTTATCGCCTCAAGAAAAAGAGCGGTTATTGTTTGGTAATTGGGAGTATGACGATGACCCGAGTGCGTTAATTAATTTTGAATCAATACTGAATTGTTTTACTAATGATTTTGTTTTGCCTGGTATTAAATATATTTCTGCTGATATTGCTAGATACGGTAGTGATAAATGTGTAATTATGCTCTGGTCAGGACTAAGGGTTGAACGAATTATTAGCCTAGCCAAAAGTTCTATAACCGAAACAGCCGAAATAATTAATAGACTAGCAAAAGAAAACCAAGTACCACGTTCTAATATTATCGTTGATGATGACGGTATTGGGGGCGGTGTAACGGATATTCTAACAGGCGTTAAAGGTTTTATAAACAACAGCAAAGCGGTTAACGGTGAAGATTATCAGAATTTAAAAGCACAATGTTATTATAAATTATCTGAATGTATAAACAATAATGAAATATACATCAAAGCCACTGATAGCAAGGAGTTAGAGCTTATTAAGCAAGAATTAGAGTATGTAAAGCGTGATAGAATCAAAAAAGAGGGCAAGAAGTCTATTATGCCTAAAGAAAAGGTAAAAGAATTAATTGGGCGGTCTCCTGATTATGCCGATGCTTTAATGATGAGAATGTTTTTTAATTTAGTTAAGCCGGTTGACTTGGGCTTGGTAAAGTTTAGCAATCCTAGAATGGAGTTCATGAGAGAAATAATTTAATGGGTATTTTTGATAAAGTAAAAAGCTTTTTGAATCAAGATATAAGTTTCAAGGTTAAAGAAGCCAGTAAAGAAATAAACAAGCAACCGGAGCGGTCAGTTGTAGTTAACCGATATTATACCGAAGTAACAGAAACAGCCGATCAGGGTATTTACGGATATAGCACTAGAGATGAAGTGCTACAACTCCGTAACTTTGCCGAAGTTGAAAGATTTTTGAAAGACCCAAAAGTAAAAAGTTCACTGGATACATTAATCAGCGGGGTGTTTGCTAGTAATTTAGAAATAGTTTCTGCCGATGATAGTCGCAAGGCTCAAAAATTACAGCGTTACGTTAATAAGTTGCTGTCCGAGTTATCCGGCAACAATGGTTATAATACTTGCTTAGAAGATGTTTTGAAAGAATCCTTGATTGTCGCACTTGGCGGTTATGGCAACTTTTTTGGTGAGATTATCCCGAGAAAATGCCAGTCAGGAGAGTTTAAGGATGTCTGGTTAATTAATGAGATTAAGAGTAAAAGACCAGGGCTATTAGAGTTCATAACCGATAGTTACGATAATATTGAAGCTATTCATTCATTAATCAATTTTGATGAGTATTATCCGATTGATAGGTTTTTGCTAATCAGCTTTAATAACCTGTTTAGTAATCCTTATGGCACTCCGGCCTTTAGTAGTGTTTGGCAGTATTGGAAAGCTAAGCAAATCGTTAATAAGTCTATGCAGATATATATTAATCGTTATGGTCAGCCGGTTGCATTTGCCAAGTTTGAAAATCCGGAGCACTCGGAGCTTGCCTCAACTATAGCGAATAACCTTTTTGCCGGTGCAAATATCTCAATGCCGAAAGATGTTCAAGCCGGTTTTATTGAAGCGTCAAAGGGTGGCAATCCTTTTCTGGTTATACTTGACTGGTTAGATAAACAAATCAGCCTAGCAATCTGTGGGATGGACTTAAGCCAGGGGTCGGGCTCTTATGCCTCCGATAAAGTTAAAAGCGAGGAGAGAAGTTTAATGATTTCTGAAATAAGGAGAAAACTAGAGGACATTATTAATGAGCAAATAATTAGGCGGTTTATTGCATATAATTTCCCTCCTGATAAATATCCGGTAGAGCTTTATCCAAAAGCCAAGTTCATAATCCAAAAAGAAACTGATAAGGCACAATATATAGCAATGATTGCCGGTGCTATGCAAGTGGGGGCGTTTTTCCCTGATAGGCTAAGTGATGTTAATCAGGCTAGAACTATGATTGGATTGCCTGAACTAACAGAAGATGAGTTTAATAATATGGCAAATGTTGAAATACCTAGCGAAGAATTAACACCTGCTGAAGTTGCTAATATGTCAGAGAATTTTGAGTTATATAGGTTATTAGAAAATTGATTTATAACTTACGGGTAATTTACGCACTGGACAAGAGCCTTGACGGTTTAGAGGCGAAATTTACTAATAAATTAGGCAAGTTATACGATGATTTAGAGACAACCGCTCTTAGGCAAGTTGGACGCATGAAAGAATCTAAAGGTAAAAAACAAATCGTATTACCTAAGAGTAAACAAGACGGGTTAAATAATACTTTGAAGCAATATTTTAGAGATGTTGAAAAGGTGGCAACTGAGAGCGTTAAAAAAGAATTGTCGCCACACGCCAAAACAGACGAGCAGAGAGAAAAGCTTAAGGACATCAAAGCACCTAAAAGCAATAAGATTAACAATGTCTGGGCGGATAAGTTAAGCGAGCGTCAAGCCGGTGCATATCTTGACAGCGTTAATAAAGCGGTTAATGAAGCTATAAAAGCGAATCCTGATATTAGCGTTAATGATTTAAAGAAGATTGTAAAAGAACGAACAAAAGCATTTAAAAATACTAGGCTAGATAACACAGTTCAGAACGAAAGTAACCGGATACAAAACGAGGTTAGGCTAGAAACTTATCGGGCTAGTGATATGGTGAGAGCGGTAACTTTTATTGCTGTTTTGGATAATCGGACAACTGTAAACTGTAGAACTAAGAACGGCACGACATTAAAAATTGACGATCCAAGGCTAAGATATTACATAGTACCTCAGCACCCGAGGTGTAGAAGTTATTTATTTTACGTACTGAAGGATAATAAAAAAGTTAGATTAACACCGGCGGTTAAGGTCGATAACCAAATAAAAAATCATCCGGTAAAGAAATTAAAAGGTATGCCAGAGGTTGCATAATGCCAGTAGCAGAAAAGAACAAAACAGATTTTAAAAGAGTACTGCTATTCAAAGCCGGTGAGTTTAACGGGGTAAAGACCACGCCTCAAGACCTTCAGGACATGGTGGCATTTAGTAAAGAGCATGAAAACATAATGCCGGATCTGAAAATAGATCATGTTGACAGTAAGGATAAGAGAGATAGCCGGTTCAAAGTTTTCGAGAATTTCCCCTTTAGTTTGGGCAAAATAACCAATTTAGAATATGATGAAAACGAGCGGGCGTTATACGGAGATTATATTAACGTATTTGA